TTTAATTACACCTGTCGTTTCGTCAGAAGCATGAATATATTCACCATTACCTAAATATATTCCTAAATGAGAAGGACCTTGCTTATATGTATTCTGTAAGAATACTAAATCTCCTGGTTGAGGATCACTTATTTTTGTAACCATTCCCCAGTATCCTGCTACGCTTGTTCTTCCAATATTGTATCCATTATTTTTAAATACATAATAAATAAAACCACTACAATCAAATGAATTAGGTCCACTATTTCCAAATACATATGGCTTTCCTAATTGTTTTAAAGCAAGGTCAACCACTCCAGAATTACCAGAATCTGTTTGGTTTAGATTAATCCACTTGTCGCCTTCCCATGTTTTAATCTTTAACCATCCACTAGTTGTTCCATCTATTATTCTAAAATTCTGTGGACTATATAATGCTCCAGCGTTTGCTTTGCCTGAATTAAATGAAGGTTCGTTGTACGCATAGAATGATTTATTAATAAATCTTTCTTCTCCATCTAGATTCATCCATTTCTCGCCTTCCCATGTTTTAACCTTTAACCATCCACTAGTTGTCCCATCTATAACTCTAAAATTCTGTGGACTATATAATGCCCCAGCGTTTGCTTTGGCTGCATTAAATGAAGCTTCGTTATACGCATAGAATGATTTGTTTACGAATCTTTCTTCTCCATCTGGATTGATCCACTTATAACCTTCATAAGTACCTACCTTCATCCAGCCATTCTCTTTTCTTTCTACTACTCCCCAATTTTGTGGGTTAAATGGTGCTCCATAATTTGCTTTCTTTGCATTAAATGAAGGCTCATTATATGCATAGATTGTTTTGTTGACTGTAATTTGTTCAGCCGTAGGATTCATCCACTTGTCGCCTTCCCACGTCTTAATTTTCAACCAACCATCTGTTGTTCCATCTACTATTCTAAATGTTTGTCGCCCGTACTTCGCTCCAGCATTCGCAATCTTTGATGAGGGAGAAGGTTCATCATATGCATAGAAATCTCCCATGACACGTTCTTCTCCATTCACGTTAATCCAAACTGGTCCTTCCCATGTTTCAATCTTCCACCAGCCATTATCTCTTTTTTCCATGACTCCTACATTTTGAGCACCATACTGTGATCCGCCATTTGTTTTAGCTGAATTAAAAGATGGTTCTTTGTACCCATAGAATGATTGATTCACGGATTCTGAACTACTAGCAGCGTGAGTTACCATACTAAATGTTGAGATAGATAGAATAAAAAATAATAACATTACACTCTTTTTTAGCATATACTCTTTCCTCTCTTTTTATTATTTTGATATTGCGTTTATTACATTAACATATTTTCCTTTCTTTATCTATAAATTACCAAAATTAACAATAGGAATTTTAGAACGATATTTTTATATAAAATACAAATTTAATTAAAGTAACTGTGTTTTTCGTTCTTCCATACGAATTACTTTTCCACTTTGATATACAAAGGATTGTTCACCATAGCCACCTTCAGGCGGTTCTATTAATCGGACCTGACCATTTTTAACAACATATATTCCGTTTGTTTTCAAATCTATTTCAGCTGTCATTTCCACAAGATTTTCTTTTCTAATTCCCACCAAGATCACTCCCATATGTTATAATTACTTTGTCGAAGTAAGTTGAGAGTGATCTCAGCTTTTTTTATTTGTCTATAGATACCGCACAACATTTTCCGGAACAAATGCTTGTTCAAATGATAAATGAAGCCGTATTGGAATCGGCTTTTTCTCATCCCGTGCTCGCTTACACATTTCTTCTGCTTCTTCCCATACAAAATGTTTATCCTCCACTCGCTTATACCGCCAAATCCCAATTGTATAATTCTCAAACAACTCATAACGTTCATCAGGTGCTGTCGTTGGTTTTAATTCATCAATTGCTTTGGCTTGACGTGGTATTTGCACAACCACATCTGCATACCTTAATTTTGAATTTAAACGTTGAATATGAGCTTTCTTAGGATCAAATGATACAACTGGCTCCACGTCAAAAATTGTTAATTGCTTTGGCATTGTTTTTCCCCTCCAATACCTGCAAGCTTGCAATTAAAATTCCTTCAAGCTGCGTTAACGTTAGTTGATCTAATGTTTGTCCATTAATTTCAGTTAATCCTAACCCTAATAATTTACGAATGATTATTAGTTTTCTACGTTCTACTTCCTGACGTAACAACATGATTAAGCCTCCTGTTGATGATTGAACTTTCTCTCTAAATTTACAAACTTACTAAATTCTTTAATGAATGCTAGTTCAACAACACCAACTGGACCATTTCGCTGTTTCGCTAAAATAATTTCCGTTATGTTTTTATTTTCTGTCTCGCGGTCATAGTAATCCTCACGGTATAAGAATGCTATTAAATCCGCATCTTGCTCAATTTGACCATTCTCACGTAAATCTGATAGCAATGGTCTCTTATCTTGCCTACTTTCTACAGCACGACTTAACTGTGATAATGCGACTACACATACATTTAATTCTCTTGCCATAAGCTTCAGCTTACGACTAATCTCACCGATTTCTTGCATGCGGTTCCCTCTATGCTTTGGATCACCTACAATAAGCTGCAAATAATCAATTGCAATTAAAACCTTTTTATCAGGGGACTTACGCTTTAATTTCCTAGCCTTTGCATAAATCTCTTGCATTGTGACATTTGCTTTATCGTAAATTTCTAATGGCAAATCATTAATTAATCCCATCGCTTGACTAATCTTTTCCCAATCCTTTAAATTACATAGCTTTTTAGGATTCTTTAATTTCGTAGCATCAATATTTCCAGTACTTGAAATCATCCTCTTAAGTAGCTGTTCCTCTCCCATCTCGAGCGAGAAGATTCCTGTTGCTGCATGAGCGCTTGCTGCATGAAAAGCAACGTTTAATACAAATGCTGTTTTCCCCATCGAAGGACGAGCACCAATTATGATTAAATCACCTTCTTGTAGCCCTGCTGTCATTCTGTTCAAATCGTCATACCCAGTTGGTATACCGGTTAAATCTCCTACATCAATTTGCATGTTCTTATACAGATCAACTAGGGTTTCCTTTAAATTAAATTCATCTGAATAACCTGTTTCCTCAATGGCGCTTAACTCATCAATCGAGGTACTAATAGCGCTCATATCTCTTTCTTGCTGAAGACGATTATATAAATTACCAGCAACCTCTTGAGCATGTCTCATTTTCCAAGCTTCGATAATTAAACCTTCGTGATACGAAAAATTTTTCGTCGTTGGAACAACTTCAGTTAAGTTTACAAAGAACGTAATACCACCAATTTGATTCATAAAACTGTCTTCAAATTTCCCCATGAGAGCAACAAGATCTATCGGAACCTCTGCATCTTCTAATTCTCTCATTGCCTTAAATATCACTTGATGCGTTGGTAAAGAAAACTGTTTTACCTTTAGCTGACAATCTTTAATTAAGTCGCCTTCTTGGATTATGCTACCTAAAACACTTTGTTCAGCTTCAACATTGCGAATCATATCGTTACTCATTTGGCCAACCACGCATTCTGTTGGTTAAGTACTGCAAGTTCTTCTTCTGTTGGAATGTTCTGCTCCCATGCTTGTTGCTGCTGTATTACGTTTTTAGTAGATTCCGATAGACCTTTTTGTTGATCAGGTGCTTTTGTCTGTTGCTGCGCTTTTGTTAATCTCTGAGCACGAAATGCTTTATCAGCTGCCTCAACATCAGTTACTGTTTTAAAGCCTTTAAGATGCCAATCCCTTAAAATCGTATTTACGTAAGACATGTTTCTCGTATTCTTCTCTAAAGCAATCTCCATAGCCTTAATAACTAGCTCTGCATTTAAATCATCTATCCAAGCATAAATACCATCTGCGATAAAAGGTGTAATCAGTCCGAAGTTTTGTTCATAAAAAGAAATTGGATTAACCTCAACAACTTCTTCCGCGCCTGCGTGTTCTTCTTGTTGTTGTTCTTTTTCTTTTTCTTTTTCTTTTTCTTTTTCTTTTTCTTCTTCCTTGCTAGGGGCTTGGAAGCCCCTTATAAGCCCCTCCAAACGGACTGATAAATACTCCTTAATACGAGGGATTTTAAAATCTTGCTCTTTTTCTAATTGCAAACAGGTTTCATAGAAATCAACTAAAAAATCCTGGTCCTTCACAGATTGAATCTCTTTTAAGACACACTTTTCAATGTTTACATTTTTAATTGGATTGAATTTTAACCAGTTGATTAAGAACAGCTCTTTTGTTTTTTGGTTGTAATTAATTTTTCCGTATTCAGCAAAACGTTCTAATAGCTTCATAACAGTTTCACGGTTATATCCTGTATCAGTTTCAATGATACGGAGTGGAAGCTCATAGATTCCAGATTGAGACGTCTTACTATTTGTCATCAAATATAAGTAGAAATACTTCTCCTCCGGTGTAAGATCTAAAACAAATGAATCCTGCCAAAATGAAACATGTACTGGTCTATAAACTGCCATATTATTCATCCTCCCGTTTATATATCGCGAATCCGTCCTCTACACGTAATAAGCGATAATTCTTGTATCCTATTTTGAGATATTGTTTTACTAAGTAAATTAGGTGTTGCTCTGATGTTGCTTGTTGAAACACTTTAGGATTCAGCAACACTCTATGTAACGATTTGTCTAATAGCATGTAGCACACTCCGTTGTTATACGAATGCTAATTTGATATAATTAATCCTAAGATCTTTGCAAGACTATTTTTCTATCACTCTGCCAAGTGATAGAATTTTTTTATTTTCTACGTGTTACTAACGAAGCGTTAACTCCTCTTGCTCTTAAATCTTTAATTACTACACGATAACTCATCGATGCCTCATGTTCCTCTTTTGTATCACGAAGCATTTTAAATTCCCTTATACATCGCTCCAGCTCTTCTTCCCAGTGATTTGATTCTTCGATTGATTCTGCATTAAACATGTAATAAATACATTCACTCATACATTTACGAAGTTTATTCGCAAATGAAAAATCTCCAGGAAGAACTAGATCATGAAGACGATTGTTTTTATCGTTCATGAATTACATCTCCTTTCTAATTAAATTGATGCTGTACGCATCGTTACAACCAGAAAGGAACATTGTAGAGGTATGGGAGGAACAATCCCTTTCTGGTCATAACGACAAGCACAGTGGCTTGTCCAAATGATTTATATAATGTTATAATTGCTTTACGAAATTTTTCAGAGCTACTGTTGTCTAGGCGGTAGCTTTTTTATTTGTCCATTTATGTTTCAAAATAAATGATGCTTCAATAATTTTGATTCGAATCCCCAACAATTTCTTCTCTTGTTTTAACTCAACTGTTTTTGAATCCTCATTAAGTAATTCTGCTATTTTAATTTCACCAGTTAGTTTTGCATCATAGCGAATTAATTCCTTATATTCTCTTAAGCTAGGTTTCTTATAATCTACTGTCATTTCCCTTCCTTCTCTACAGCACCCTTGTTAAATTCATTAAGCTATCCACCGATTGAATAATAACGTTTTCCGCCATAGCCTTTTGCAACCAACTTCTTTGTATTTGTTCCATAATGCCAAAATGAACTTGCTCAAGAGCTTGTACTACACATTGAGTAGCTTGGATTGTATCGAAGGTTTCTTTTGCATGAACTGCGTATTCATGTTTCTTTTTCATCATGCTTCCATGACCTTGTTGTAACTTGTAAGTTCATAATTTCCTTTGCTGCCGCGATTCCCTCTTCAGCTTGCTTAATGTAGTTCATCAATTGTAGATTTACATCTTGAGTTAAGCGTGGACCTGTAGGCGGCAACCCAACACCATAAATATGTTTGATTGCTTGTTGATTCAATTTTGCCCCAGTTGCATGGCACCAATCCATCGCAAGTTCAAATTCTAGTTTAGAAAGTCCAGATTCAATACGGATTAATCGTTCATGTGTAATACCAAGGTACTTAGATAACACTTTCTTTGTTTTCAGCTGAACATTGTCGCAACATTCTCTAGCATTCTGTAATAATTCCCCTATTGCTGCATTGTAGTATATGCTTGTTCCCATATCTGTTCTCCTCCATATTTAGTTTTCAAATGGTTACAATGAACTTAGTACATATGTAACTTGTCTACTTTTTGTATAAAAAGAGAGGAACTATTCCTCAATATTTTCATTTACTTGTATTTCTTTGATGATGGCCCAACCAGCCTTGTAATATGCTTGACGGATTTTATCAATATCCTTTTGTGATTTTGGCTCAGGAGCCACAACATGGACTTTCGTTTTTCCAAGTTCATAAGTCGCCGCATATTCTTCTTGTTGGCTCATGGTGTCACCTCTTGAAGTGCTTTTTATATGTTTATGCGACGGTTCTGTTGGTACTGCCATGTTAGTTGTTGGCATTTTCTCACCTACTTTTACACAAGTTTCATCACCGATTCCACTTTACGTGTAATTTTTAATCAAAAAAAATTGATGGGTGTTCATTTAGTGCTTTTGCAACACACTTTAATTCTTGTGCTTTAAACGAACGTTTTCCTGCTTCTTTCATGTTATAAGCTGATACAGAAATACTAAGCTCTTTCGCCATAAATACTTGTAAAATACCCTTAGAAATTCTTGATTCCCGTATCTTTTGATTAATCTCCATTTAACACCACCTCATTCCACGTAAAGTGAAAGTCAATGTATTTTTTAACTTTTAGTGAATAAAGTTTCACATAACGTGAAATATTGTTAAAATAATTAACGAAAAGACAAATAGAAGAATGGAAGGATAAACTATGACTTTAGGCTATAGATAAAAAAAGAAAGAGAAAGACGCAAATGGTCTCAAAAGTTTGTCGCCGAAAAAATCGGCATTACAAATACTGTCCTTTCAAATTACGAACGCGATTATCGTGATCCTGATACAACAACATTAGGAAAATTAGCTGATTTATATGAAATATCTACAGATGAATTATTGGGTAGGTCTAACAAGCTTTCTAAAAAAGAAGAACGCGATATTGCACGTGATTTAAAAAAAACCTTAGAAGAGCTAGAAAATAGCGAAGATGCTTTAATGTTTGACGGAGAACCAATAGACGACCATACAAAAGAAATGATTCGTATTTCTCTAGAAAATTCTATGCGCATGGCAAAACAATTAGCGAAACAAAAATTCACTCCAAATAAGTACAAAAAAGATTGA